AGGTTATGAGGTAGATAAGCTCGATACTTCTAACATCACAGAAGAGTCTGTGAAGATCGTTCGTGCCTCGTCTAAAGCTTCTATGGAAGGTATTGTTTCCATTATGAGCAAGGAAAAGGATTTCGTAGATTTTGATAGCGGTAGAAATTGTGAACTCTTGAAGCCAGCCGGTAAGGGAACTATAGTTGCTACTACTTGGCAGTTTCAGGACCCAGAACCTGCTTTTACTGGCAAAAAGGGTAAGGACATTTGGGATAAGCTAATTGAAGTATCTCCCGATTTAACCGCAATCATTACTCCTCCTTCAGAGGAAAAGATGGCTGAACTTGTAGCTCGTTTTACAAGCCAACCAAAGGTAGATGAACCTGTTGTAAGCCCAACGGCTTCTTCTAAACCAAAGAAGCTTTCTTCGCAGGAAGCAGATAGTGAAGAGTTTAGTCCTTCTGATTTGGACACTCTTCGCGCTTCATTGAGAGACGATAACTAATCGGGAAACGGTCTAATTGTGTAAAATAATAGTTGGACCGTGTAATGGAGCCAGTGAGTGTGTTTCGCCTCCTTAAACACTCACTGGCCCATTTTTTTAAAAGGATATAAAATGGCGTATAAAAAGAAAAGTTTAACTGGTCTATCTAAAGAAGAAGAGCAATTAGCTGGAGTTTCTGGTTTAGGTGATTTGGACGGATTTAGAGCAGAACTCCGAAAAGAGTTTGGGGCTGGCACAGCCATTGATGACGATGATAACATTAGTGGTTTTATTAAAACCAATATTGATGCTCTTGATTATCTTTTAGGTGGTGGTCTACCTCAAGGTAAGATGACAGAAGTAGCAGGACGAGAAGGAACTGGCAAATCGAGTTTCGGTATTCACATGCTTGCTAATATTCAAAGACAGGGTGGCTTAGGTGTTATTATTGATACTGAGTCGGGTGGTGTTGGTGATCGTTTTAGGTTGGAGCATTTTGGAGTTGATCCCAAAAAGTCTATCATTACCATTGAAGATGTGGCTGAAAAAGTATTTAGTCAGATTGAAAGAGTAGCCAACCATATCGCTAAGAATAATATCAAAGCTCCATCTATGGTTATTGTCGACTCTGTTGCTGGTTTAATTGCCAAGGCAGAGCTTGAGGCTGATATGGAAACAAATTCATTTGCAACCACAGCCCGTGTAATTTCTAAAGGTATTAAAAGAACAAAGTCTATTTGTCATGAAACAAACCTCGCCGCAATGTTTGTAAATCAGAGTCGCATCAAGATTGGTGGAATGACTAATTCATTCACTGGCCCTGAATATACAACTCCAGGTGGCGATATGTTGAAGTTCATGGCTATTACTCGTTTGTTCTTCACGCGTGGCAAGACCCTTGGTGATACTAAAATGTCTGAAGGTCACATCGTTAATTGCAAGGTTATTAAATGTAAGACTTCTGGAGCAATGAACCGGGTTCTCCCTCTCAGGTTCTATTATGACCAACGAGCTTATAGCAACGCTGGTATCGTTTATGATGTTTTAAATGATGCTAAAGCCTTCCCAGGAACCGGAGCATGGAAAACTATTACCCTGCCAGACGGTACTGAAAAGAAGTTTAACTCTGATAGTACTTTTATTGAGTTATTTAATGCTTCGGAAGAGAATAGACAGCATTTCGTTAATATGATGAAGTCTTGTTTTACCAACCTTGCTCTCAACGACAATTCAGAAACAGATACTCAGCTTCTCACAGAAGATATGGACCCAGGTTTAGGTTTGCTTTAATTAAGTTTATGCTTTATGATCCGCCTTATCCTTTAGAGTACTTAAAAGCACATTATCCTGCTCTATTAAAAGATCCAGTTCATGTGTGGAGAGCTACTACAGGTATAGAGCTAATTCACGAAGAGCCAACAAAAGCTGAGTTAGAAAGAATTTGGGCTAATTGGAATAGAATGTCTTCTCTTCAAAAGAAATTATCTGATGAGCAATCTAAAAAGTTATTTGGTATTACTAACCACGAACATTATTTAATATTATCCAGTAATTAGTATCAATATTAATAGACATAAAAAGGCCCACCTTAAAACAGTGGGTCTTTTTATTTATACTTAGCTAATCATTGCCCGGTATAGTTTATCCAATTTTGCATAGTAAGCATCTCTTTTACTATTAAATGCATTTATTCCTTCATGACTGTTAACATCACTAAAAGAGCCGGTATATGGAAATGCGTCTTTAATGTGCTCAAATCTACCACCGCGTTTAATCAATGCGGCCATTTTCTGAATTTCGTCAAGAGAGAATAATTTTTCTGTTGCATTAATTGTATCTTGAATGGTTTCTTCTGAGACAGTTATCTTACTAGTATATAATCGTTCATCAAATGGGTCGAAGGACATAATAAATCTTTCACAATATAATTTAATTTATATATTTAAGCTGCTTGTTTTTAAATATCTTTCGATGTATTATTTAGAGACAATAGATAAATGATACTATTTGATGAGAATAATTCCGAACATAGAGAATCTGAACTTGATGAAATATTAGAAAGCTTTTCTTTTGAGGACCAACGAACAGAAGTTGAAAAAAGAAAAGATAAAAAATATGAGTATCGTGAGATAACTTATAATAAACAAGATGTGTCTGATGTAGAGAAAAAGGCTATGGGTGAGATGATACTTATAGAACCAGATCTTAATAAGTATTCAGAGGTTTTTATAACAAGAGCTACTGCATATTATCCAGAACTTCTTGAAGGTTTTGAATTAAAAAAGAAACGCGGAAAGAAATCAAATATTTACTTTATTGAAGCTGTTGGAAGGCATTTATGGGAAAAATGGAATGCTAATAAAACTCCAGAAAATCAAAACGATTTTGTGGCATATCTTTACACGATTATTGATGGTGTTATATTTAAGTATGGTCGTCATAAGCATGGGATATCTTACGGTGAGATATTTCAAGGTGCTGTTATCAAGCTCATCCAAGCCATGGATAAGTTTGACCCTCAAAGAGTAGTCGGCCACGACGAAAAAAATCGTCCTATATATGCCAGGGTATACACATATTTTACAATGATACTTAACTATGGCATAACAACTATAACAATGGCCCACGGCTATGATAAGATACATAATATGTCTTATGATGCCATGGGTCGTGCTGTTGAAGGAGATAAACAATTTGTAAGTGATGCTGCTATGGTATTTCAGGAGTTTTTAATCTTTTTGAATGCTTTTAAGGATTATGAAGACTTAACAGAAATAGATAGAAAGATATTATATAAATTGTATAGTATTTTAGAAAACGGCGAAGATTTACATAAGATAGCTAATAATTTAATATATACATTACAAACAGAATGTCAAGTAAAATCAAAAGAAGTTTTAGCTACTATGATAAAAATGAGAGAGGCTTTTGGGCCTCTCAATATATTTTCATCTAAATTATTATTAACGCAAAATGATTTTGAACAAGATAATTAAATGTACAGTAAGCCTTGTAGTGGTTGTGCTGTTATTAAAAACGTGAGTTTTTCAACTCATAATACATGTATAATAGAGGGCTTTCGGGCCCTTTATTATTTATTAAGAAATAAGTTATAATAAGAGCCTTTACATGAACCAATTAAATAAACGCGAAAATATGAATCCAATAGTCCAAAAAATTGATGGACTTGTAATGGATGAGTCTGAAAAGCTTATAAAAGAATTAGATGATGTAGCAGAACTTTATTCGGGACTAATAGATATTCAACGAGATAGAATGATACAATCAACAGATGCTTCATTTCCTATCAGTTTAGCAAAACTCGGTGAATTACAATTACAAGCATTAAAACAAAAAAATGATATATTAAAGAACTTAACTTCATATAAGACAACAGAAGCTGCTGGAAACAAAAGAGGTGGAGATTTAAGTATTTCTGACCTTTTAAACTCCGCAGCTCTTGGTGCTGGAGTTGGGGCTAAATTAAACATGTCTGGACAACAACCAAGCCAGCCAAAACTTCTCACAGAAGATGGTGAAGTAGATATAATAGATGTTCAAGTTGAAAATACAGGTTCTAAAACCGTATCACCAGAAACAGCAGCAGATATATTAATGAAAGATTTTAAATAATGGCTAAAACCAAGTCTTTACAAGCCAAAAAGTTTATGAATAAACCGGATGACTTAACTCATAGATATTATGAGCCAGAAAGACTTGTTGCTAAATTACAAAAAGAAGGAAAGTCATCTGATGAAATACGTGAAACTCTTATTCAGTATGTTAAGGAAGAGCGTCAAAAGTGTTTTGATGACCCTGTATATTTTGCTAATAATTACGGGTTTATTATCGGCCATGGTGCTGCTGGTATTATTCCTTTCAATACAGCCCCTTATCAGGAGAGTATTCTCAAAGGTGTTCGAAATGATAAATACTCAATAGCGGTTAAATCTCGTCAGTTAGGCGTATCTACTATTGTAATGTTTTATTGTCTATGGTATTCTATATTCTCACAAGGTAAGAAAACTCTAATTGTGGCCCACAAAAGAGAGTCCGCAGAAGAGTTTATTGCTAAATTAAAGACTGCGTATGAGTTTTTACCTGAGTGGCTAAAACCGGCAACAACTCTTTATAGTAAGAGTACAGTAGAGTTTGATACTAAATCTATCATTAAAGCCATAACTTCAAACCCACACGCCGCCAGATCGTTTTCTGCTACATTATTTGTTCTTGACGAGGCCGCCTTCATTGAAAACTGCGATGAGGTGGTAAAAGCTATTTTACCAACAGTAGCTGCCGCAGATGCTAAACTTATAGCTATCTCTTCACCAAACGGCAATTCAGATTTAAACTGGTTTTATAAAACTTATACATACGCTGCCGCAAAAATGAATACGTGGACTGATTACAACTTGCCCTATACAGTATCTCCAGTATTCACAAAAGACCCTCATTTCAGGGAACATCAAATCCAAATTGATAACGGTAATATAGATAAGTTTGAACAGGAATATGAGTGTAGATTTGATATCAATTTAGCGTCTTTATTTAATAATAATGTATTAAAAGCTTTTAAAGTGAATGAAAACATATTAAATAAACAACTTGGTGGAATAACATATGAAGATACTTTATTTATATGGAAACTTGCTGAAACTGGTAAGAGATATATAATAGGTGTTGACTGTTCTTCTAATAAATCTTCAGCAAAGGATTATACAGCATTTCAAGTTATAGATGTTGAAACACAAGAACAAATGGCTGAATATATGGGTAAATTACCAACAGAATTGTTTGTTGATATTTTATTAAAAACAGCAAAGCATTATAATACTGCTGAGCTTGTTATAGAAGAAAATTCATATTCCCAGTTAGTTATATTCTTACTCGAACAAAAAAACTATAAAAACTTATGGATGGCTGATAATAAACAAACTCCGGGATTTAATACCAATAGAAGCAGTAGAGTGCTACTACTTGAAAAATTGATTTTATTTTATAATAATCTACACGGTATTTCTAAACTCAAAAGCGCAAGATTAAAAGTTCAAATGGAAAACTTCTCTGCTGGACAAGCTTACGCAGATGGTAGTAGAAAAATGGAAGCATCTACTGGTAATGATGACCTTATATTAGCTCTTGCTTTAGCTGTAGTTACGCTTATTCCAAAAGAATACTTTCATAGACCAGAAATAGACCAAAATGCTTCTCTCATGGCCAGCACTGAAATGATGACAAGAACTGGAGAATACTCTGACGAATATTTAGAACATTTTTCTATTTTGATGGGCATATCTAAAACTTCATTAGAGTCGAGATTAAAGCTTTATCATGAAATAAAATCTGGTGTTTATGAGGGTTCTGGATTAGAAGATATAAACTTTGTTCATCCTGTAGAAGAATGGGAAAGAACACAAGCAGCTGCCGATTTTCTTGGTATGAAAAATACACAAATACTATCTGATTTGGAGTTTACTAATTTTAAGAATACTACACTGCCTTTCGGTGAGCAGTATGATTTAGGAGACCCTTTTTCAGATGATTTAGAAGGTATACAAAGAGCACACAGAAACTTTTTATATGGCTCAAAAGCTAAAAGAAACAGTAGTTTTTGGTAATATGATACACGATATGAAAGTATAGGATAATTTAAATGGCAGAAGAAAAACAAAAAAAGAGTATAATGACAGCAATTGCTTCCTTATTTACAAGAAGCAGGCCAGAAGAGTTCTCTACAAGATTAGGCGTTGAACAGGCTTTACAGGCTATAAATAGTAAAAATGCTACTACTGCCGCTATCGAACCCACTGTTATTTCTAAAAAAGGAATGGGAGTTGGCGTATATGTTGATAGAACAGATGGTCCAGTATTTCATAGATATTTAGATAGAGAAAATCTACGGCATGCGAGATATTCTATATATGATAGAATGGATACGGATTTAGTGGCATCTGCGTTAGATGTATATGCTAACGAAGCTACACAAAAAGGTAGTGGACAAGAAGTAATTACAGTATCAAGTTCTTCTAAATATATTCAAGATGAATTAATGGATATGTTAGAAACAACCGGATTGAATAATTGGAAATCCTGGTCTGTCATAAGAGATATGTGTAAATATGGTGATAGGTTTGAATCCATAAAGCTTGATGCTCGTAAAGGTGTGATTGATTTAATGCAATTAGATCCTCGCGGAGTCTATCGTTTAGATGTTGATGGAGAACTCCAAGGCTATGTTCAGGATATGGAAATTGTTAGACAGAACTCTCTTGATGCCAGTTCACAGTATTCTACACAAAGTCCCTTCATTGACTTAACTACTCTATCTCTTCCTTATATGACAAGGAAGATGAAAACTTCTACAGAAACAGATAAAGACAATCTTATTCCTTTCCTTAAATATGAAATGCTTCATTTTAAGCGCCGTGGAAACGGAATGTTTGAGCCTTATGGTGTATCAAGTTTAGAAGCGGCAGTAGATGTTTGGAAAAAAGTTGACTTACTTTTAGATAGTATCATTATATATAGGTTAAATCGAGGTCCCGCCAGATTAGTATTTTATGTTGATGTTGGTAATAATCAAGGTGCTGATATAGAAGCTCTTGTTAAACGTCAGATTAACTCCATCAATAAGAGAGAGTATTATGACCCAACTGGTAAGTTAAATGAACGTTATCAGTTATTAGATATGAATGCTAATATCTTTATTCCTGTATCTAAAACAGCACAAAGCTCTAAAGTAGATATGCTTCAACCTGCCCAAAATCTTGGCGATATTGAAGATTTAATGTATCTAAATAATCGACTTTTCTCGGCTCTTAAAGTTCCAAAAGCTTTCTTGGGCTTTGAAGGTGATGTAAACTCAAAAGGAACTTTATCTCAACAAAATGTTACGTTTGGAAAAGCATTAGCCAATATCCAAGAAGATTTCTTATCTGTTATAAAAGAGCTTTGTGTAATTCATTTAGCTATTAAAGGCATAACAGATGTTTCTGAACTAAAGTCTTTTAGTCTTGTAATGACAAGACCGTCATATATTGAAGAAAAAGCTCGTATAGAACTTGACACAGCTGCTGTTGGATTAGCACAAGCATATTTAAGTCAAGGTATTAATCGTGAATGGGTATTAAAGAACGTATTAAAGAAAAACGATGCGGATATTCAAGCTATGTTAAAATTAGACCCAGCCGCAGCCGCAGCAGCTCAAGCTGGTGGAATGGGTGGAGGAATGCCTATGGGTGGCGGTATGCCAGGATTAGATACTATTTCTCCTGGTATGGAAGGTATGCCAGGAGAAGGCGTAGAAGCTCCACTACCAACATTAAATCCTGCTAATATACCAGCAGGAACTCCGCAAGGTCCAGGAGCACAGGTTCCAGCAGCACAGCCCTCTCCTTTAGTACAACAATATGAGTATAACAGTGAAAACACTCCTCTATATGAAGGTGCTTCTATTGAAACAAGAGTTAAAGTACGTTCACCAAGAGTTCTTGTAACTGAAATTCGTGATTTAATCAAAAAGCAAGAAGAGGAAGAAAAGAAGAAAAATGAAATCCTTACAGAGACAATAAAAGAGGATGAGGTATTAGACCCTCTTTTAAGTGATGAATTTCAAGCTAACATTAACCGCTTAATTGATTAAACTCTTTAACAATTAAATTATTGAACAGTCTTTTATAAAACATTAACTTAGGGTTAAAAAATGAAACTACAAACTTTTATAGACATACTTCGTGGTGGTAATTTAGCTTTGGGGAGTAAATTATCTAATTTACTAACCGAAGACTGCACGATTTTAGAATACACTAATGACTCCGTTCTCTTTACAAAAGGGCACAGGCTGGTTTTAGCCAAGTTTAAAAACCCTCTTACAGAGTCAAGAATGACTTCATCTCATGTTTTAAATAATGAAGTTATAGAGATTTCAAAGAATGACTTAACAGAATCTATGAAAAATATGCTTAACAAAGTAGTTGAGTGTGTTATTTCAGAAAATCTTGTAGATGCTCAAGAAAATCTTGACGAGTTCTGTGAAACTTTTTATCAAATGTCTATTTTAAAAAATAGATATCCTGATATGTTTACAGAAGAGTTAATAAAGAAATCAGAAGGCAGAGCAATTAGAATGGAAGCCAGAAAGCATATTCCTGCTTTTAAAGCTGAAATCTTTAATGCTACTGTAATTTCTGAAGGTACTGAAGAAGATAAAGAATTAGCCACTACTAATTTAATGGCTATTGTTGAGTCTGATTTAGGTAAAGTATTGAATTTAGGAAAAGAAAAAGTAAAAGCAATCGTTACAGACGCTCTATTAGGAAATACCTTTTTAGCCGAATCTGTTACTAATAATCTTTATGAGATATTAGAGTGGAATATGGAAGATGGTAGTCATAGAGAAAACAGATACGATGCTGGCGCTGGTAAGTTTAGTGATGAAGAACAGTCTGATTTAGACCGTGAAGAAGAGGAAATCCCTTCTGTTCCTACAGAAAAAGAGGACATAAATGCTGAAGATGAGAGCAAAGAATTTGCCCCATTTAATCCAGCTATGTTCTCTGAAGAAGATATTAAGCAATTACACAAAACCACATTAAAATCTATTTTATTAGCAATGCAAGACTTTATTCATGATAAGGCTGCTGATTCTGCTGATGAACAAGTAGACCCAGATTTAGCTGACCAGATTAATGCTGATTTATTAGCATTAGAAGATGGCGAAGAGCTTGGTGATGATAGGCTTGCTGAAATAGAAGCTCGTTGGAA